TATTACCATGGAAATTAATAGTCCTATCTATGATGATGTAGGAAATTTAATGGGTAAGGTAAATGACATAACAGTTGGCAAATATGATGTTGTTGTTTTATCAGGTTCTACGTTGCCTTCTAATAGATTTGCAAGATTTGAGTACTACATGCAATTGTATTCAGCAGGTTTAATAGATCAGTTAGAAGTATTAAAGCAAACAGATGTTGCAGATATGGAAGGTGTTTTAGAAAGAGCAGGGCAAATGCAACAAATGCAGAGTCAAATACAAGCTCAGCAAGATGAGATCAAAAAGCTTAGAGGTGATTTGCAGACTGCACAAAGAGAATCATTACATGATCGTAAACGTGTAGAAGTAAAAGAATTTGAAAAGAAACTAGCTAAAGCAGAAGCTAAAGTGGAAATGGCATCTCAGTTATATAAGAACCGTTTATCCGATGAGTTAAAGATGGCTAAACAGGATATACAAGAGTTTAACCAGCCAAATCCTACTAGAGAAATGAATGAAGAAATGTTAATGTTGGATGAATAATGGCAAATAAAATGAAAATAGAATGGGATAACCCAGATATTGAAAAACTTGATAAACATTTTTCTAAAGTAAACAAACTGTACGGAGCAATGGATACTACAGAATTACCATTTATGCTTATACAAGATTTATACAACAAATCAGGCAGGGATTTAAAAAGATCTATGAAAGCTTTAGAAAGAATTAATAGTCAAATTGAAAAAGATCCAGATTTTGATAAATACGGTGGAGGAGATTATTTAACTAGGTGGTATGAGCTAACGCAAAATCCATATGAAGAAAATTTACCTATGGACAATCAAATGATGCCAAAGGATTTTAGATAAGAATTGAAGAAAGCGGTTGCTGGAAATAACCAAATCGCAAAGGAAAAAAAATGGAGAATATCATAGAAGTAAGTAATGCTGATCAGGCACCACAGGAAAATGCAGGGTTATCTGTAAATAATCCTACTGTTCCTAATGGGGAAATACCAGTAAATACTGGTGTGTCTGAAACAATTACAGAAGAAACGCAAGAAGTTTCCCCAAGAGACGACTCAACTCGTTTTGAATATTGGCAATCACAAGCTGACAAAGCCAAGGGAGAGCTTAATGCTTTACCTCAAGCATACCCTGAGCAAGGATTGCAAGAGCCTTCATTGAAGGAGCCAACAGCACCTGAAAGACCACATTCGTACAATGAGGTAGATGCATATAATGATCCACAAAGTGAATCGTTTAAGTATCGAGTAGCTAAAGAGTCTTATAGAGATAAGTATCTAGACTTTTTAAAAGAAAAAGATCAAGTTCGTGAACAGGAAATGCAGAAACAATACCAAGCTCAAATGCAACAGCAACAAACTCAAATGATTCAACAGCAGGCTATGAGTCATGCCGTGAATAATTTTGGTTGGGAGCAGAGT